ACACCGTCGAAACATCCACTATTTATCCTCAGGGGGCCTGAATGGCTGACTATTACACCCTGCTCACCAACGCAGGGATTGCCTACGAAACGGCGTGCAAGGCCGCGGGCACGCCGATCAAGTTGACGCAGATTTCCGTCGGTGACGGCGGCGGCGCGGTCTACAACCCGGCCGCGACCGCCACGGCACTGAAACGCGAAGTCTGGCGCGGGCCGCTCAATGCGCTGTTCCAGGACGAGAAGAATCCGAGCTGGCTGCTCGCCGAAGTGACCATTCCGCCGGATGTCGGCGGTTGGTATGTACGAGAGGCCGGGTTGTGGACTGACACCGGGATTCTCTACGCCATCGTCAAATATCCGGAGTCGTTCAAACCGGTTCTGGCCACGTCGGGTTCAGGTAAAGAGTTCTACATTCGCTCGATTTTCGAGACGAGTAATGCGTCGCTGGTGACGTTGTTGATTGATGACACCGTGGTTAAAGCCACGCGTGCCTGGGTCATGAGTTATCTGGCCGAAGAACTCGGCAAACTCGATGGTAAGCAGTCGGTGCGTGTTGCGGCTACCACCAACATCGTGTTGAGCGGTGCGCAGCAAATTGACGGTGTCGCAGTGATCGCTGGTGACCGCGTGCTGGTTGCGAATCAGACGCTGGCCAAGGACAACGGCCTGTGGATCGTCGCCAATGGCGACTGGGTACGGGCGACCGATGCCAACAGCAGCGCCAAGGTGACGCCGGGCTTGACGGTGATGGTGGAGGAGGGTACGGCGAACGGTGATTCGCTTTGGCATCTCACGACTAATGCACCTATCACTTTGGGCACTACTGCACTGACCTTCAAGATGCTGGCTGGGCGTACCGGGATTGCGGCCGGGACTTACAAAAGTCTGACGGTTGATGAATATGGTCGTGCGACGGCGGGTGCCAATCCTGAAACGTTGGCTGGGTTTGGCATCAAGGATTCGTACACCAAGGCTGAAGTTGAAGCGCTGATCGCCAAGGCTTCGGCGTTGCCGGTGGGCTCGATTGTGGCGTTCCCGGTTGATTCGCCGCCGCCGGGTTTTCTGGAGCTGGATAACAGCGTCAAGAGCAGCGCGACTTACCCGGACTTGAGCGCTTATCTAGGTAGCAAGTTCAACAAAGGTGATGAGGGCGTTGGCAACTTCCGTTTACCGGAGGCGCGTGGGGAATTCTTGCGTGGTTGGGATCATGGGCGTGGAGTAGATGCCGGACGTGGTCTCGGCAGCTGGCAGGCCGACGACAACAAGGCGCATGCTCATACCGTCACCCGCATGCAGGCATTCGCCAATGCCACGGGCAGTAATCCGAGTGCCGTAGTGGTAGACAACGGCAATACGGCCGTAATCACCAATTTCGCGGCTGGCTTCAATAGTTCTGGTGGCGCGGAAGCACGACCTCGCAACATCGCCGTCATGTGGTGCATCAAAGCCTGGAACGCCCCCGTCAATCAGGGAACCATCGATGTCGCCGCGCTGGCCAAGGAAGTAGAACGGCTCAAATCCGCCGTTCCGGTGGGCGCTGTTCTGGCATTCCCGACGGGTATTGTTGCTCCCGGTTATCTGGAACTGGATGGTAGTGTGCAGAGCATTGCGACTTATCCGGATCTGGCTGCTTATCTAGGCACCACTTACAACAAGGGCAATGAGGGCGCCGGGAATTTCCGTTTGCCAGAGTCACGCGGTGAATTTTTGCGTGGCTGGGATCATGGACGTGGAGTCGATGCTGGTCGGGCAATCGGCAGTTGGCAGAAGGGCAGTATTGCTGCAATCGATACCAATGTTCCGGCCACGCAGACGATTGCCTCCAATCTCGCTGATTATGAGGCTTCAAGGATTCGAACCGGCTATGACAGCGGTGACCCGGCGCTTTACGCCGGCGTAACACTCATGGGCGTGAATCCTCAGGCGAACTTCCCATTACCCGGCGGCCCTGAGGTCACTTATGGCATCACCAGGCCGAACAACCTGGCGGTGATGTGGTGCATCAAAGCCTGGAATGCACCGATCAATCAAGGAAGTATCGACATCGCTGCATTGGCTGCAGATATCAAAAGCTGGCGTCTCAACGGTGCCGAGGTCGGCGCAACTCGTAATTTGCGAGTATCGCTACCCACAGCAGCATCGCTTGCAACAATCACGGCTGATCAGTTGATTGCTGAGCAACCCGGTGTCGGTCAATACAAATTGTCGAGCGTCAATCTATCTATAGATTTGACGACTATTGGTGCTGGTGGGATGGATGTCGGAGTTGCCCCGGCGCTCGGCAGTGTCGGGATTTACGTTATCTATAACCCAGTGCTGCGTATTGCCAAGCTACTCGGCGTCAATGCGTCCTCGGCGTTGATTCCTGAGGTTTATTCCGGCGCTTACATGCCGGCCGGATACACCGCAAGCGCGCTGGTCAGCGTTTGGCAAACCGACACCAATCGATTGATGGTTACCGGTGTCCAGCACCAACGCCTGATATCCATCCCCAGAGCGCAAGTCTTGTCTAACGGGGCGTCTTTGACATGGACTCCTGTTTCCCTGGCGTCGATTGTTCCGAAAAACGCAAAATCCGTCGGTGGGTATGTTCACTACATCAGCAGTGCTGAAAGCGCTGGGGGTGGTTATCTGGGACTTGCTTCTGATGCGGTGGGGACTGGATTAAAAACTGTCGGTATTGGCGGGATGCTGGGGTTGGGGGTTCTCGGTTCATTCTCCGACCTGGTAATGACCACGCCACAAACGATTCACTACATCCTGGACTCAATTTTGTCCCGAGCTAATTCCGTCCATATTTCCCAATACACGTTTTAGGGGATACCCATGTTGAGAGCGTACTCAAAAGAGGGAACAGCCTTTCGAGGTGTCGCCCCTGATTGGCCATTGGCAGAGGGTGAAATTCTTTTTGACCATGAACCCACTGAAAAAGAACTGGAAGACGCCTTTGGATTCGCTTTTGGCGAATTGGTAAAAAGCCGCCAGTTGACCTTGATTACTGCAGAACGATTCAGCCGAGAAGGTTCGGGAATCGTGGTCGAGGGTGTGACCATTGATACTTCCCGAGACAGCCAGTCGCTGATTGCTGGAATGGCCGTTTCTGCGATGTTGAACCCTGCTTATCAATGCAGTTACAAGGCTGTGGACGGCTTTGTCGAACTGACTGCTTCGCAAATTCTTGCTGTAGCAACGGCTGTTCGATCTCATGTTCAGACTTGCTTTGACCGGGAAAGGGCTCTGTCGGAAAGCGTTGTTGCTGGCACCTACACCGATGCCATGCTCAAGGACGGTTGGCCAGACTAACCCCCAGTTACACCCACCTCAGCGCTTCAATAAACGCCCCACACCGTGGGGCGTTTTCATATCTGACCACTCACGAGGGTGGTTTTAGAGTCGTCGTTAATCACACAAGGAAGAACCTATGTTTTACGCACCCTCCACGGGCGGTTTTTACGATTCCGCCTTTCATACCGAAATTCCAAGCGATGCAGTTGAAATTTCTCAGGAGTACTGGCTCGAGTTATTGAACGGGCTGTCTACCGGCAAGATGATTGTCATGAATGAAAATAACTATCCGGTGCTGGTTGATCGGCCGGGGCCAACGCCTGCAGAACTTGAGAGCATTGAACGTTACTGGCGCAAACAGCAGATAGCGCTCACTGATCCCGTGGTCAATCGTCACCGCGACGAGGTGGACCGTTGGCCAACCCAGCTGACCCCGGCGCAATACATCGAGTTGCAGACTTATCGCCATGTGCTTCGTCTGTGGCCGGAGGGCGGTGAGTTGCCCTTGAGCGAACACCGCCCGGCAGCGCCGGAATGGCTCGCTAGCCTGCCTGAATAAAAACGCCCCGCACTGACGGGGCGTTTTCTTATCCGCTGATCAGCAACTGATAGCCCCTTGTTGAAACCAAGGGGCTTTTTCGTCTTTGGAGAAACCCGAATGGCAACCCGCCAAACCTACACCGTGCTCGTCCCATTCCCCACCGGCGGTGGGCATTGGTCGAGCATCGGTCAAGACCTTGATCTGCTCGACGTCGAGGCCAGTGCCTTGCACTTCGCCGGTCGACTGGAACTGAAAACCCCAACCACCCAGGCCAAAAAGGCCGCTGCCAAGAAGGCTGACTGAATATGGCTGAGGTTCTGAACTTCGAGCACAACGGCATTACCGTCAATGCCACCGAATCCCCCGAGGCCATGGGTGGCCTGGGTGACAACGTCATCGGTCTGGTC